ACAAACCTCAGAGTGGCTGGAAGAATTCATGAGCGACTTGGGTAATACAATAGCAGAAGATGTGATGAACGTTACCCACAAGGCAAATAATTGACACCAGCCCCACGCGCGCGGGGGCGCGCCTGCCCGTGTGGGGGCCAGCGCCGGGGCGGCGTACCGTACGCCGTGAGCTAGCCGCTACCGCCCGGTACTGATATAGCTGCCCGCTAGCCACCGCACCGGCACCCGTACGCCGTGGCCCGCCAGTGGAATACCCTGAATGTCTGCTTAAGATATTGACAGCCACCCCGGCGTGTGGTATACTCAATCCTGCACAAAGCCCCCCTGTGTGCAAGCGGCGTTGCGGCGAGGATAAGGGCAGGCCAGCCCCCTCGCCGCAATCATTTCAGGGGATAGGGGCCTTAATCAATGGAAGCAATCAAGGGTGGATTCGCGTTTAATGACGTTGATGAAAAGACGATCAATCAACAAAGAGCGATCACTGCCCAGATAAACAATAATTTTATACAAGTCGGCGCTGTATTTCTACAGATGTCCGGCAAGAATCCTTTTACTTCTGACTGGTATAAGAAAAAATTCCGCGACACTAATCTTCAAGATTGGATTGACAACCCCGACATGCGGGTTCTCAACCTAGGCTTCAATCTCCAATTTGGTTGGCTTGACGTAGACATAGACGCGGAAGACCCGCGCTACAATCGATGTATTTTATCAGCGTTCAAATTTCTAGGCATAGATAATAGATTCGCATTTGGCCGCATGTCGAAGGGTGTAGCTTCCCATATTATGGTGCAGCTGAATGAAATGGACTTGACTAACTACGACGCGATGAAGGAATTTGAGCCAAAAGAATTCAGGATAGAGGGGAAGCGGTTTAAGTCCGAGCTACGTTCTATGGGGCCATTGGATGAGAAGTCGCCGAATACGATTAAAGAATCGCGCCAGACCGTAATGCCAGGCTCCGTTTACACCAGCAAGACCAGTTCTAACCAGTTTGATATTTCGGTATGGTACACCAACAACGGCAAGATGGCTTCCCACATAGGGGAAGTAGCAGCGACCACGCCGCGTAAGACGGCATTCTCCACCCTGATTACAGGTATAGCATTCGGTACCTTCCTATACGTAATTCAGCCACATTGGGTCGAAGGTACTCGGCAGCATTTCGCTATCAAAATAGCTGGTTGGCTTGCTCGCCTCGTACGCGAAAGCATAGGTATCAACGAGAACGAAGGCATATCGCGCGGCACCTTCTGCCCGATCGGCACACCAGAAACAGCCGAATCGATGCTAGACTTCATCTGCGGCGAATTAGGTGATAAAGAAGCCTACATGCGGAAGCGTGTATTCCGCGATGCCATGAAGAAGCTGGAGAACAACCCCGATGCCAAAATCCCAGGTTGGCCTGCTTTGGAAGCTGAAATCGGTACCGAATCCTTGCTTGCATTGCGGACTGTATTTATGCCGGGTATCGATGTATCACCCCTTACTAAAATGGCAGATCGTTACATTTACGATGAAACCGACGACCAATACATTGACCGCGACAGGTTCTACTCGATTGCTAGATTTACACATGACGGGGCCGAATTGGATAGACGCCACCGCAACGACCTTATGGAAGTAGCTGGCAAGATGAAGCCAGTATTCAAACTGTTTGAGTCGTCGCCGCTTCGTAGGCGCGTCGGGGGTAGGGACTTGTACCCCGATTTCCAGCCGGGGGCTGTATTTCGCCTATCCCGATCGGGCGGCGTCATTCCGGACGACCAAGATAGCGAACCGGGTACGATGACTATGTTCAACACGTGGCGCGGCTGGCCAATTCTCCCGCCCAATAATGTCGACAATTCGCTGGTTGATAAGTGTAACTCTATGATGCACCAGCTATTCGCCTATCTATGTCAAGACAACGAGAAGCAAATCGAATGGCTAAAAAGATGGATCGCGTGGACAGTACAGTTTCCGGGACAGAAGCAACAGGTGGCCCCAGTTTTTGTCGGAGGACAAGGGGTAGGAAAATCCTTCTTCGGGAATATTTTCCTGGAGCAACTCTTCCAAAACCAATGGGGAAGTGCATCACCAAAGATCCTAGAGGGTGCATTCTCTGTCGAACCGTTCATCAACAAAATGTTTGTTTTCATCGACGAAGCAAAGTTCTACAGCGAGAGTAGCACTGACGAAATAAAGAAGCTAATTCGCGCGGACAGAATTGGTGGCGCTGAGAAGTTCATGTCAGCGAGAACGTTTAGAGTGTTTGCTCGCGTCATATTTGCGTCCAATAAATACGACATGAACATTGGGCAGCAGAACATACAAGACCGCGCGCTGTTCTACATCAAGGCGTACGACAAAGATTATAAGGGCATGAACGAAATCGACTTTAGAAATTGGACAGTTACGCTCAAACCATTCTTCGACGAGTTCCTCCTATTCATTCGCCGCATGGAGGTAAGGGAGCATTTCATGCACATCTTCAGCACCTTGCCGGTTGACCGCCACGAGATTGAAGATATCTCCATATCAAGCAGCGCCGACAGCCATATCATCGAGTCTAATATGTCCTACGCTCGCCGCGTGGCGAAGCACATCATAGAGGAAGGACGCATCTGGGAAGACCTGGACATTTCGGCGCCGTTCACCACAGTGGAATTCAATAAGCGGGTGGCCGATACTTGTGAATCCATGCGCATTCGCTTTGTCCAGCCGCGCCACGTGTTTAACGAATTCACCAGCGCTGGCTTACTCGAGCCGTGGATTTCTGGCGGTAACAAACTGTGGCGGTTTAAGTACAAGATTGGCACCCTAACCGAAATGATGGGTAATTCAATTGGCGTAGACCTAACTTCCCGATTCATCTTCACTGAGGATGACTTTGGCGAAAATAAGTCAGAACTGATAAGCGCGAAGCCATGGAAGGGAAGCTTAGCTTCTAGGTTCAATATATAATATTCAAAGGGGACTTGACAGCAACCCATCAGCCGTGCTAGGATGCACCGATGGGCACCAGACCCAGAACATAGGAGAGTAACATGAGTGACGAGAACCAGGCTGCAACAACCGACGCGCCGAAGACCACGAAATCGATCGTGCCGTCGAAGTACGCTGGACGGTACAAGAATGGCGGCGAAGACGCACTCGCCACGTTCATCAAGGAGCAGTGCGCGGAAGAGGGGAACTTCAAGTTCGACAAGTTCTTCGAACTGTGCCGCAAGAATGGGCTGCCGGAAGATAAGGTGGCTCACTACGAGGGGCAAGTCGGCGATAAGCGCCACGGCGCGGAAGGTCGTGCTCGCATGACGCTTCGCAACATGCTCGCCACGATCGTTCGCAAGAACGGGAAGGCGACCGGACTCGACGGAACTGAAGTTGAACTCAGCCTGCCGAAGCCCGCCCTCTCGGGGGCAGCGGCGAAAGCGGCCGAGTCTGCAGCGGCGTAACTAACCCCAGTTGGCGCTCTGCAGAGAGGCCCCGCTGTTCGGACACGGCGGGGCCTTCACTGTATTTAAGGGGGGATTGACAGGCGCTGCCGGGTGTGATATACTCTCAATACGGCACCAGTCAAGGGCCGGTTCAGCGAGGCAGCGATGGATATGAATACCCTACTCGATTTGTCGGTTGTGTGTGGCAGATTGAGCAACCTGGCACAAAACGTCAGGAACGAGACCAACGAGGTGGTTGCCAGCGGCGATCACATCCAAATCATCAAGCACTACGACAAACTGCGGCAAGTAACCGCGCTAATCAAGGAATCCCGCGAAGTCCTCGCCCAACTTGAGGAAAAAATGTCGCGGGAGCAAGTGCCCGACGCGCTGCGGGCGAACAACATCCGCACCATCACAGTCGAAGGAGTGGGCCGAGTGTCGCTTGGCACGCGGTGGTCTGCTTCCATGCCCGACAAAGAGGCCGGGTTCGAATGGCTGCGCGGCAATGGCCACGGCGGGGTCATTCAAGAGACTGTGAACGCCCAAACGCTCGGGGCGCTCGCCAAGGAGCTGAATAACGACGGGACGGAACTCCCGGCGCCAACGTTTGCAACGAATATCATGACGTACACAAGCATCACGAAGGTGAAGTAATGAGCAACGATATAGCTAAAACCAACGGGACAGTTCCCGCCCATCTGCAAGGGTACGCCAAAGGCAAGATCGGTAACGTCGACTCCACCGATCGCATTATACCCCGGATCAAGCTGATCCAGGCCATTTCGCCGGAACTCCAGGACTTCGCCGACCAAGCCAAAGCGGGGCAGTTCTGGCATACCATCGCGCAGGAAAATCTCGGGCCGACGCTGCGAGCGATTCCAATCGTCATCCGCAAGTCCTACATTCTGTGGGCACCGCGTTCGGACGACCGAGGCATCCTCGCTCGCGCGATGGACGGTGTTCATTGGGACCCGCCCGACGCCGAATTCAGAGTCAAACCAAAGGGGTCACCGAAGGAGGTGGTTTACCACACCAAGAAGACGGTGGCCGAATCCAAATTGGACCAGTTCGGGACATCAATTCCGGGCGACCAGAATTCGCCTCCGGCGGCGAGCCTCACTTATAATATGATGTGGTTCCTTGTGGACCATCCAGAACTCAGCCCCTCTGTGATTATCAATACACGTTCAAGCATCAAGCCGATGCAGCAGTTACTGTCGCGGATCGACAGCAAGCCAGTTCCCCACTATTGCCAAGTGTATAACATCGGATCGGTGCAGCAGAAGGGAGCCGAGGGACCTTATTTTAATTTCGCCTATACCGGGGCGGGATTCGCTGACGAGAACCAAGCCAAATACTGCGCCGAAATGTATGAGACGTTCAGCAAGGGTGGCTGGGCGGCGAATGACGAGACAGAGGACACGCCCGATAAGCCAGTGTTTGATAACACCAAAGCTGGCGGCAAGCTGGACGAAGAAATCCCGTTCTAATGCGCACGTAAGATTTCGGTTTAATTCCGAGCGCTTCCTAGGAGCAATCTTCGTGCGAGCAGCGGGAGTGGAAAAGAGCATCGCGCCGTGGCGTTGATCACGGCCAACGACTGAAACCTGCCCACTCCCGCGACCTTATGAGGGAAATGTGAAACAAGTAATCGACCCAGAAATAGCACTAAATATCGTTCGCAACGACATACATCCGATTGCTTACGACACCGAAACGACCGGCCTAACCGTCAAGGACAGGATTTGCGGCTATGTCATTACAAATAGTGACCATTCGATATACGTCCCCGTACGACACGAGGGAGGAGGTAATATTCCACAGGGCGAGGATTTCGAGACAGCGCTGGCCGCTGCGTTTAGAGATCGTAGTGCATCTGGTTTTCGGACTGTGGGGCATAATTTGGGCTTTGATCTTAGGATCAGCCTTAGGCATAGTATTGTTCTGGGTTCTCCACTAGAAGATACGATGATTAATGAGGCTATCATAAGCGACATCACACAAGGCTACGGGCTGGAGGAATGCTGCATTCGACGCGGCGTCACGCCTAAGAAGGGTGCCGATATCTACGCCGAATTAGCCCGCAGATTCGGTGGCCTTCCTGATCGCAAACAAATGAAGTTCTTCTGGAAGCTAGAAGGTGACCACCCTCTAGTTGTGGATTACGCCACAGGCGACGGTATTTCGACCCTTGAATTATGGCACGCGCAGCAATCAATCCTCGATAATGACGATATTAGGAAGCCGTGGAAGCTAGAATGCGATTTGCTTCCTTATGTGGCGCGCATTCACCATCGGGGATTAAAGATCGACCCCGAATATGCAGGCACAGTCATTGGCGAAATCAATAGCGCCGTGGCCGAGAAGAGCAAAGTATTCATACCGGGATTTAACGTTCGGTCGCCCAAAGCGGTAGAACAACTGTACCGCGTGAATGGATTCACAGATGACAAATTTGCGCGAACGGACAACGGTGCGTTTTCGTTCACGGAAAAATGGCTGGAAACTAACGACATCGGGCAAGCTATCCTTTCAGTCAGGCGACTGGAAAAAGCTCGGGACAGCTTTATCACCCCTCTCATTGACACTCACAACATCAACGGGCGGGTTCACCCTATCCTCAACCAGTCCAAATCGGACGATTATGGAGTCGCAGGTGTCAGATTCTCGTGCAGCGAACCAAACCTCCAAGCATTCCCCAAGCGAAATATCGACGTTGGAAGGGTCGTTAGACGCTTGGTGGTCCCAGACGAGGGATTCGTTATTGAGGAGGCAGATGCAAAGCAACAAGAACCAAGACTGTTCACTCACTATTCAGGTGATCCTGTCCTCACCGAAGGATACCGAAGCGGGACGATGGACATTCACGACCGAGCTTCCCAGGTCTTGGGTCTAGATCGCGAAACTGCTAAGCGAATGGGGATGGGGATGCTCACAATGATGTCCCCTCCCACCCTTGCAGGACACATGCGTTGGCCGCTGGACAAAGCGCGAGCGGCGCACTCCGCGTTCCTAACTGACGCGTTCCCCAAGATCAAGGAATTCCAGGACACAGCCGTTCATGTATTTCGGAGACGAGGGTATGTTAAAACTATTCTCGGGAGACGTGCTTATCTGGACGACCCCCGATTTTCCTATCGAGCGGTGTCAAGGATTATCCAAAACGTTGGAGGGGAGCACCTCAAGATGTGCTTGCTTGAAGCTTGTAAGTACGAAGATAGTTACCCCCAAGACGTCAACATATTGCTTACTATTCACGACAGCTTGTTATGGCAGCGTAGTCCAGATCATAAACCTGACGAACTTATTCGAAGCATCGAGGGAGTTGCCGAAAAGCTAGAACTTAATGTTCCTATCCCATTCGGTTTGGGCAGCGGTAAAGATTGGGCACGCGCCTCGTACGGCGACAAGCTAGACAAATACGATGAATAAAATAATGCGATTCGATATGGAATTCTTTGGGGGTGCCCTTGTTGGATTTACTGTGGGTACTCTTATAGGATTCATGGTAGGGAAATTCTGAAAAATACCTTGACAGACCGCTAGGAGTGTGTTAAAATGCCGTATCGCGCCGGGGACCCGACTGTGGAACTAGAGGCCACTATTGAAGTTACCACCGCTAAGGCGTATCTCATACATCCGACCATGGGATCGAAGAAAGAGATATGGCTTCCTAAATCTCAGGTGGTTGGGATTTCTGACCCAGATGAAAATGGACAAAAGATTTTCACAGTTACTAAATGGTGGGCTGACAGAGCTGAGGTATTGGATGAATGAGTCTGAATTAAAGACCAAGATGGTCAAGTCGGTCAAGGATAACGGCGGTTATGCGCGCCGCATCGAGGACTCATTCGCGGTGGGTACTCTTGACACCATCCTTGTGCCACGGGGATTACCCGTATTTATGGCTGAGATAAAAATGATTCGGGGCCTGTCATTTGGCCCTACGCCGAGGCAATACATCGAAATGATACGAGTAAAAGAGGCAGCCGGGAGTGGTAATCATATCATCCCGGTTCTGATAGGATGGAAAAACGACACGTTCTACTTCCACGAACCAGTGCAGATGGTCCAGTTCAAGGACTGCTTTTCGGTAACTACGACGAGTATCAACTTCCACGACCAACTGGTCAAATATTACTTCTACAAGAAAGGTACGACATGAATCCGAATATCAAGCCCACTGATCTAAGTCTCTCTGAGAAGGTGCTGCTCGACGCGGGCGATGCCATTCGCAACCGACTTAAGGAACATGGCCACACCGAGCGGTCATTCCAGATGATTGCCGACATGTGGTCGGTTTACATCAATCATTCGTTCACCATTCGTGGCGAAGTAAAGCTGCGCGCCTACGACGTCGCCCAAATGATGGACTTAGTGAAGAAGGCCCGTTCTACCTACGGCTATTCGGAGGACAACTTCGTGGACGGAGCAGGTTACACCGCCCTCGCTGCGATGCTTCACCCCGACCGCGAGGTTAAGGATGAGAAATGACCTGTTCAAGCCGCGCGGGGTCCATTGCCTCGTCGACGGTCAGTTTGGCTCCACCGGAAAAGGAGCGTTAGCCGCTTGGCTGGCGCAAAAGGGCTACGAACAGCCTAGTCACAAGTTCGCATTCGCAGGGTCGATTTATAGCGGCGGGCCAAATAGCGGCCATACCAGTTATTACAAAAACGAAAAGATCGTGCTGAAGCAGCTGCCCACATTCGCTGTCCACATGGCGCATTTGGGCCTCATCATTCCTATCTATCTTTCGGCAGGGGCGGTAATTGACCGGGATATTCTCAGACAGGAGGCGGAAAGATATTCTGATATCCCTATATTCGTGCACCCCAACGCCGCGATTATTACCGACGAGGATCGGCGCGAAGAAGAGCGGGGCTCTATAGCCGAAGTGGCGGGGACCCGAAGTGGCACCGGGGCTGCTATCGTTCGGAAGATACGAAGGGAGCCAACTGCCATTGCAGACCGTTCATTGGGTCGATTGACCACCAATGTGGTTCTCCAGGGTCACCGAATTAAGGCGGAATCCAAAGCCTACTTCATGGAAGTGGCGCAGGGGTTCAGCCTAGGGATCAACTCTCATTTCTACCCCAAGGTGACAAGTCGTGAGTGCACCGTAATGCAAGGATTAGCAGATGCCAGAATTGCTCCTCGCCACCTTGCTCGGACTTACATGGCTATTCGAACCTTCCCTATTCGTGTGGGTAATGTCGATGGTCATTCTAGCGGTACTTGGTATCACGATCAGTCTGAAGTAACATGGGACGAACTGAGGCGCGAACCCGAAATCACCACAGTTACTAAGCGCATTCGTCGCGTCGCTACGTTTTCCCCCTCCCAATTCGTGGAGGCTTGCCACGCCAACGATCCTGACTTCGTATTTGTGAGCCACATGGATTATCTAGACGCAGAGGGTCAAGTAGAATTTATCGAAGCACTAGCTCTCGCCTCCGCGCCGCTCAACAAGAGCTTTGACCTAATCTTGGGTCACGGCCCCAAGGTAGAAGATATCGCAATACAAGCAGATTGGGACGACTAACATGCCAACTAATATCCTCGTTCAAGTCCCTGATTCGCTGCGAGAGTATCACGACTATCTGCATCATTTCTTTCTAGGAATGATATATAAGTTGGACAAAAACAGTCACAAGAAAACACCCACCACGGCAGACTTGCCGCAGATTATGGACTTGCTGCGCGGCGAAATTAAGGAATTTGAGGATCAACTGGCTGCTGACAAATTCGACGAGAACGCACTAATCGAATTGATGGATCAAGCCAATTTCGCGTTCCTCGCCTACGCGGCTCTTCGCATGCAAGGAGTTAAACATGGAGGAAATTCGAAAAGTCACCCTCAATCTGAAGGAAGCCGACTGTAAGTGGCTTGAGGAGGTATTCGGTGATAATTGGATGCGACGCATGGAACAACATATCCACAACGAAGTGGAGATTCGCCGCCACTACAACGAGGAGCCATTACAAATGAGGGCACCGTGGGATTACTGAAGGTACAGGAGAAGGCGCTGCAAGCTAGCTACAAGCGGACGGGATTTGCCTTCTATATGGAAATGGGATTGGGCAAGACGCTAACTGCCCTCACCGAATTCATGGAGTTGGTGCCAAATAAAGACGCCACCAGACTGGTTATTATCTGTCCCAATTCGTTCAAGACCGGTTGGCTGGACGAAATTAAGAAGCATAACATCGACGTCACCGCTCATATTTTCAATTCCGGGGCGGATTATGAAAACAACAAGTTTATGAATGAGAAGTACACTAAGCCGCCAGTTCTAATTGTGAATTATGAGGCCATTCGTAAACAGTATACTAAAGATTACATCAAGAAATTCGTGGGCAATCGATTCGCGATGCTAGTGCTTGATGAGTCCATTCAGATCAAGACACACGACAGTCTGCAGACCAAAGCCGCGTTGGAACTATCCTCGTTGTTCAAGTACCGCCGCATCTTGTCCGGCAAACCGGTTACTCAAGGCCCCCATGATCTTTGGGCGCAGATGAAAGCTATCGGCGCTGTTACCAGCCGATTTTACCCATTCAAGACCACGTTCTGTCGCATGGGCGGGTTTCGTGGTAAGAAGGTGGTTGGCACACAGAATGAACAACTCCTTGCGGACACCATCGATAAATTTATTTTTCGAGCGTCTAAGAAAGATTGGACCGACCTGCCGCCGAAGATGTATACTTCCAGGCAGTACCAGCTTACATACAAGTTGGCGAGCATGTATAAAAGTATGGAAGATGATTTTGTCGTTTGGCTGAATGAAACAGAGAACGTCACTGTCGATGCGTTTATTACTAAGTATATCAAACTGGCTCAAATCCAATCTGGATTCATTATTCGAGAAGACGAGACAGTGGAGGAATTAGTTGATCCGAAGGAGAATCCTCGATTCTTATTGGTCAAGGAAATTGTCGACGAAGTTAACGGCAAGGTAGTTATACCATATGTTCATCGCTACACCTTTAAACTACTTAGCACCATCCTCGCCGAATATAACCCTGCCCACATTACCGGTGGAATGAAACCCGAGGATATCCAAGTCCAGAAGGATCATTTTAATAGCTTCAGCACTTGTCGAGTTATGCTGGCTCAGAGCCGCGCAGCGAAATATGGGCATACCCTGCTTGGTGGACCAATGGTCGAGGATAAGTGCAGCACTATGATTTTCGCTGAGAATTCATACTCGCTGGATGATCGAAGTCAGCTAGAGGACCGAATTCACCGTCACGGGCAGACAGCTGAAAGTTGCCTGTATATCGACCTGTGGGGAACGCCGCTCGATAAGCGAATTACAGCCGCGTTGCAAGCTAAAGAAAATATAGCTCAGGCCGTATTTCAATACTTTAAGGGTACGAATTATTCAAAGTAATCCCGCCTTGACGCATCATACGGCCTATCAGAGCCTTTTGTTCATCCGAAATAGGGCCAGCAAATTTAGGTGTTTTCGGATATAGTGAGCGACGCAGCGCTTCGGCTGCCTCTTCGGTCCCCGCCGCTGACATATTTTTTAAACTCTTTCCAGCAACCAATTGACCGCCAGCAAGTGCTGCCCCTCCAATAGGACTTCCAAGGAAAGCTCCGCCGCCAGCAGTTCCGAGAGCGGACAGTTTATTATCTAGAAAATCGCCAAGCGTCATAGAAACATTGGTTCCAGGATCACCCTTCACTACCTTGTCCAACAATCCTCTCTGCTCAGGAGAAAATTTTTTCAATTCTGCACCCGGTATAGTTCTAATATCCTGGAATTCGCTTCGAATTATCTTTTGCCTCGCTTCGGGGTCCTTGACTAAATCTAGGCGATCGTTTGCTCTAGTATTAGCAACATTTACCCTCTGCTGTGGATTGGGATTTTTGGTTAGGTCACGAATATTATACTGAGGTAGAGCGTCGTCGACACCCTTCCACCATTTAGCGACTTTGTTGACCCCGCCGCCAATTACTTCACCAACTTTGTGACCAACTGCCCCACCCAATGTACCAACTATCCCGCCGGTTCCGATATCCTTGTCGCGCATCGCGGCGTCGGTCGCCCCGATGACGCCACCCTCGGCACCCGCCGTGGTCGCCCCGACTAGGCTGCGGATACCGGGACCCCCGCCAACAGCGCCGACGACACGCGGCACTGCTGTCGGAATATACTTCGCCGCAGTAGCAACGTCCAAAGCAGTTCCAGCCCAGCCAGCTCTTTTCTTTGCTGCTTCGGTGCTAAGCGAAACCGAATCGTCACCAGCAAAATAATCACCCGCTCTACTTAAACCACCCATAGTAAGATTATCAATAGCGCCTCTTCCCAGATCGTGCGCCGCAACGAATGGCTTAGCCCAAGCCGGGGATGCTTCGATGTCCTTAGCTTGAGTATCATATACTTCTTGTTGACGAAATGCTTTCAGTTGCGTTTGCGCCGTTTCTAAATCAGGCACATCTTTAATTTCGTATTTACGATCGCCTATTTTAATTTCAAAATCAGGCATTAGTCAATCCTCCGTATATTCGAGGGGGCACGAGTCCCCGATTTGTTTTTATTAGTGTGTTCGATAGTTATTTCGTGAATGTTTCTATCCAACAACTCTTGGAATTTAGCCGGAGAATCCTTATCTACCTTTTCATCAAATCTATTTTCCATCATCGTTTTAAACATAGCTTTAACCCGGATCAAACCTTTTTCAGCGTCGGCGCTTTGTTGTGCGGACCGAAGATTATTGATGGTAGACGCCAACATTCTCTGTTCGAAATCGGTAACACTGCCAAGGCCGCTGGCTCCGGTTTGTGACGATTCGCGCATGGCCTTCAATTCAGCTAGAGCGGTGTTAGCGTCGATGGTGCTAAGCTGGGCATCATAACTGTCGGATGGCTTACCGCCAATAAATGACAACGCTCTGGACGCCGGGGCAAGGGTGCCGGTAACTCCCAGTTTATTTACCAATTCGAGGGCGCGATCGGTTGCGCCGATGACGTTGCTGGTGGTAGCAATCTTTGCCCAAGCGGTTTTATTTTTCTTTTCCTCAGCCTCTCGCTCCTCGCGCGTAAGTTTCCTAGCTTCGGCACCAGTCTTGGTAGCTTCATCCGCTCCGGTTCCACCAACAATTGGGTATACTTCTGGTTGTTTGGTGTCCGGATTGACGTAAACCGTACCGTCATCGTTGCGCTTATAATCAAATCCCTGCTTAGGTGCTGGGAACGTTTGACCTTGTGGCCCAACATTTACGGTGGTACCCGTTCGCTTCACCTTCGTAAGGTAATGCTCCATTGTCATCTGCTTATCAGCCGGACGCTCTTTATTAATGGCAGCCAAAGCAAGGACGTCAGCTTCGTTAGCAGCCGCCCTTTGGTCGCGTTTAATTGTCTTAACATATTCTTCCATAGTTGTCGGAGGCTGACCCGCACCAACGCGTTCCCGATTGATTTGGTCGAGCGCTGCAATGTCTGTGGCATTCGGCTGCTGCGGTTGATCACGTTTGACTGTCGTGATGAAAGTTTCCATATCGATGGGCGGTTGACCGGCAGCGATACGGCCTTGATTAACCGCATCCAATGCCTTGGCATCTTCGGTGCGCTGATCCTTCGGCCCACCAACATCAGCGATCTTCTTGCCAGTAATGCCGTGATGCAGCGAAACCTGGCCAGTCTGAGCATTGGTAACTTGCTGCAATGCTTGGGTCTGGTGCGCCTTGATTACTTCGTCAAGTTTATCTGACGCATCCAAATAATCCACAGTATCGCGGCTCAAACCGTACTGCTTCATCAAGCCAGCTTTTGCTGCCTGCCGAATACCTAGAGCTTGATTCTTGACTTGCAACCCTTGGAGCTTTACAATATCATCCGAAGTCAATTGATGCTGGCCGGTTTTGTTAAATGCTCCGTGAATAAGTCCGGTACGAATTTCCGGATACTTAGAAAAGCCAGCTGCGATGAGCGAAGCACCAGAATCCAATGCCTGAGCGTTCTGATTCTTCTTGATCAATTCCATATACATATTGGAGAGATCAGGCGGGGACTGAATAATTCGTGGCGCAGCTTCTGCAGGCATCGGATTAGTCACAGGAGTTTTAACACCCTCCGGGGCGGCTGGGGTCGCGGGGGGCGGTGAAACAACCGCACCCGGAGGGGCCTCGGCTGGACGTGGCCGGGGTTCAGGAATAGGAGGACCTGCAGCGGCAGGAGGCGCGGGCGGAGCTACCGGAGCCGTGTCAACACCCGGAGGCTGGGCGGGCGGGAACCCTCCGTCAGGGGCTTGCGCCGCCGCCATTATAGCGGCATTTGGGTTCTGCCCGTTCTGCAGCGCCAAAATCAGATCGGCGATGTTCATCTGCGCCTCTGCTGCATTGCTTGTATCATTTGGGTTAGCAAGCCTTGAGCCAATGGTTGCGAAGCTGCTTGCTGCTGTCCAACACTAGCAGCCAAATTTGAAGGAGCAATGTAATTTAAATCGGAAGCTGCCGTTGTCGCTGCTTTCGGATTAACGCCCTTCTTAATATCTTCCAACCCAGCGAATGTATTAGCAAACGGAGTATTTTTCGCAGCCTCGCCGGTAGCGTTGGCACCACCAAACAATCTGTCAGCGAAACTAGCCGGAGCCTGCCCAGAAGCGACTGCAATATCTGCGGGGGCAGAAGTCAACGTAGTCCCGCCAGGCGGAGGAGTGAACCCGCCAGCGAATGGGACAGCCCCCGGAGCCGTCGCAGCGAATGCACCTGGGGCATTTGGGTCAAACATGCCCTGATTAGTAAGAGTCATTCCTTGTGGCTTGTTGAACCCGTAATAGTTCATAATCTTCTCCGCTGCCGCTTGGGGCGGCAAGTTTGGGTCAACATTGTTGACGGCCAAATTTCGTGCAGGAGCATTGCCTTTGCCCGTAAGCATCTTTCCCGCAGTGTCGGCACCTTGTTGATGTGCCAATGCTAGCTCAGAATTAGTAGGATCACGACCAAGGTGGCGCTTAAGAGTAGCAGCATTGTCCATAGTAAGAGTAACACCAGCTCGAATGTTGGCCACCGGATCACGACGAATATCCTGCCCATTTTTGA